TTGTTTGTACTTGAGGTTAACATCCTCTTCACCAAGTTGCCTAATTCGCTCCATCATAATCTGAGCTTGTTTAGCCATACCCGCATCAGAGAATAATTTATAAGCTGCTTTGGCTTGTTCTAGGGGGTTAGTAATACTACCAACTTGCTGTAGAATTTGCTTAATTTTATTCTCTTCATCGTTCCCACCTACAAGACTCCCTACCCCTTGACCTAACATACCACCCATGTTACTTCCTACGGTGGCAATGAAAGCTCTAGGGTCAGTAGCTTGGCTCAAACGTTGTTGAAAAGCTTGCTGTTGTTTCGCATAGTCAGCACGAGGGTCAGCGCCACCAGTCAACATACTATAAATATCTGTAGCCATTATTGCTCCTTAATAAGCATCATAACCTTGACCAAACCCTTGGAAGTAGTTCAAGTTACTTTGTGTTTGAGGTGTAATTTGTCGTTGTGCTCCACCGTAAGTAGGCGTGTAAGAAATAGTTTGTGGGTTTATGTAATTGTTAATACCCTGCATACCAGCGTTCATCAAACCACTACCCAAACCAGCCATCGCATAAGCACTACCCGGCACTGTAGCCTGTGGCATTGTCATTGCTTGATACGGGAGGTTAGAGCCTTGTAAGCCAGCCAAGTAAGTCTGCTGACGGTTGTAAGCCTCTTGCGCACCTGTAAGGTTAGCTTGTGGGATATACTGAGCAGCTTGTTGTGCAGTTCCAGCAGCGCCAAGCATACTGTTGTACACGTTAGCCATACCAGAGTTATAAAGGTTAGCTTGCGCTTGACCAGCACCCTGAGCCAGACTTCCAATGTTAGCACCTTGAGTCAGAGCATTCAAGCCAAACTCTTCAGGAGCTTGACCAGCACTAAACAAACCAGCAGCATTCTGAAGTTGACTACCGATAATTCCTTGTCTAGCTGCTTCAGATTGAGTACCACCAGTAGCCATTGCTTGTGAAGCAGCCAACTGGTTAGCCAACGCCTGCTGAATCTGATTCTGAGCACCTGAGCTTTGACCAAAGGCAGCACCTGATGCCGATAGTTGATTACCCAGAGCTTGTTGAATCTGGTTCTGAGCAGAAGTGCCTGAGCCAAATAACCCTTGAGTTGTCTGCAACTGTTGGGCAATATCGCCTGTAGCTCTTTGTGAGGCATCAGCAGCTATTTGCTTGTTAACCTGTTCACGAGCCAACTGACGGGCATACTCATCAGGATTAACCATACCACCAGCACCAGCGCCAGCAGCTTCTGTACTAATTCCCAAGCCAATACGACCACGTTGACGGTCTTGTTGACGGGCGGCAATATCTTCAGCACCACGAGAACCAGCCAGAATATCTTGTTGCTGTTGATAGTACTTCTGAGCTTGAGCTTCGGGGTCTAAGTTTAAATTAGCAGCTTGTTCAGCAGCTTTCTGATACATACTCTGCTGGAACTGCTGTTGCTCCGGTGTGCCCTCAAAAGGCAAATTACCAGCTAAACGACCAGCCACCCCTGCCATTTGTTGTTGATATGCCTGTTGTTCAGGAGTTCCTTGGAAGGGCAAACTGCCAGCCAACATACCAGCACCACCATACATAGCTTGCTGATAAGCTTGCTGTTCTGGAGAAGTCCCAAGATTTATGTTTCCAGCCTGCTGTCCAGCTTTTCTGTACAAGTCCTGCTGATAACCAGAAATCTCAGGTGACAAGGCAAAACCAGCCTGTCCTGTTCCTTGGTCAAAGAAAGTAGAACCTGTACCTGTGCGGATTGAGTATGGCTGAAACTTAGCCATCTCCATCGCCTTAGCGGTATCAGAAAGTTGACTTTCACCAATGGTACTTTGAACTTGTCCCATTGCCTGAGCAGCTCTTTGTTGTGCTGTAGCGTAGTCAATGAGACCTGCTTTATAATCAGCAAAAGCTTTGTCTGCAACACCACGTTGTGTCTCTGTGTCTGCTCGAAGCTGTTCTCGTACTCGTTTCTCTTCTTCTAGCCGTGCAGCGTCAGAAGCCTGTTGTGCTCTCGCCGCTGTATCGGCAGCACTCTTTTGAAACATCCCACCGATAACAGCGCCAGCTACTGGTGCTAATAATGCTCCCATTAGTTTCTCCTTATGAACAGAGTATACAAAACTCCGTCAGTTCCTAAAAAATTTGTAAACTTACTAAAACCTAAAAGTGCTGCAAACTTTAAAAGTTTACTATTTGTAGGTTCTGAAAGACAATAAATATCTTTTCTATAGATTGAGCACAATAAATCAAAATCTTTTAGTAATGCTTTTTTAACAGTTTTATTCCATTTAAAAACATCGCAATGAAATACATTCTGACTTTCAAAGTGCTCAAAATAAAAGATATAATCCTTACTTGTTACTACAGGTATCTTCATTCATTACCAAGACTTGAAGTTATCAAGCTGTGCGTTTCCACATTTTAACAACAACGTATGGCTGTAAGTTAGCGTTAGTGCCTGATGAGCCTGCGGAATCAATACTAATGCCAGTTGTGGCGGGCTTAACACGATTTGAAAGTGTAGCACCACCAGGAGACCCATTAGTACCTGTAAACTCACCAGACCCCCCTCCAGCACCAATGGCACTAGAGGTTATATTGTGGCTGTGACCTGCGTCTGTTACATTGTGGGTGTGAGCAACAACAATAGCGTCTTTACTACCGCCAGTTTCTTCTAGCGTATCAAAAGGTGCGTCACCAGTATCTTGACCAACAAGAACCCTACCAGCGCCAAAAGCTTCCCAAGTACCAAAACCAAATGTTGTGGCTGGGTTTGTAGCTGTTGTACTAATGTAAATTGAACCTACTGGGTATACAGCCTGAAGAGTCGCCTGAACAAAAGCTGTAGTAGCTATTTGTGTTGAACTTGTCCCAAAAGAAGCCGTAGGTGCTGTAGGGGTTCCTGTCAGGGCTGGGGAAGCTACGGGAGCAACATCAGTTCCAATGACCAGTCCTAAGTTAGAACGGGCACTTGCAGCATTAGAAGCTCCTGTACCACCATCAACCACAGCTAAATCGGTGATTCCAGAAATAGACACACCAGTGATAGACCCACCAGTAATAGAACCACCAGTAATAGATACACTGTTAGAATTTTGTGTGGCAATAGAGCCTAACCCAAGAGAGGTTCGAGCGGTTGAACCAGACTCTGCAACCCATGTTGAGCCGTTCCCAACAATAAAGTTGCCATCGGTTTTAGACAGTCCCCCAAGCGTGGTTAAGTCTGCATCATAGGCTTGAACATCTGTTCCTATTGCTAGTCCAAGGTTTGCTCGAGCACCAGAAGCAGTAGAAGAACCAGTACCACCATCAGCTATGGCTAAGTCAGTAATACCAGTAACCGAACCACCAGAGATTGTGGGGGATGTTAAAGTTTTGTTAGTTAGCGTAGTAGTAGCAGTACGCTCATTGATTACAGCGGTTGTAACAAAAGCTGTAGTAGCCACTTGTGTAGTGTTAGTGCCAGCAGTTGCCGTAGGAGCCAGAGGAGTACCAGTCAGTGTAGGGCTGAGGGTATCAGCCTTGCTGTTCACTGCTGTTTGAATCGAATCAAACTCATCATCAATCTCTGTACCCTTAACAATTTTGTTGGGGTCTCCTGAGAGTAACGCATCCTTACTCGCAAAGTTTGTAGCTTTTACATATTGAGCCATTAGCCAATCCTTCCAGTTTTAACAAATGCGTCAATCTTTTGCACTGATAACTCCGACCCATTAACATCAGCTTCAAAGCCAACTTGGATAGAACTACCAGCACCGCCAACGCTACTTTTAATTTTATCTAACACAACACCAGCATTAAACTCAGCTATGTTATATTCAGAAACACCATATTCAGAAATAGCACCTACTTGAATAACAAAAGGGTAGGAGCGATATGCTGCTTCGTAATCCACACCAACTTTAATTGTAAACTGCTGGTTAGAGCCTCCAAGGACAGTAACACCAATCTGCTTAAGGATTTTAGTTGTCGTTGGGCTGTTAAAGTCTACATAATGAGAAAAGTACCGAAGCCGATAGCTTTCATTATTATCTGAGTAGCCGTTATACTTACCAATACCATTAACCTTACCAATTAACAAATCCCTGTTACGAAGGCGCAAGAAAGAGTAAGCAGGGTACTCATACCACACTGTGACACGAGCTGCACCATCTTCCAAAGGACTTCTCATGTCTAAACAATAGACAGTCGAGGTCGCAGGGAAAGAGATAAGGTAGAAGGCATTAATCTCTGAATAAACACTGCTTACTTTATTTAAGCTACCATAAGCTGCGTTTTCAGCAATAACATCCTTAATAAAATCATCACGGACATTCTTGGTTAAATCCCGCATAGGCAAGGACTTTTCTTGAATAACCCGACCCAACGAACGAATACCAGTGTCAGACAAGAAGATTAAATCATTACCTGTGTTTTGTACACTACGTTTAGCAATACAACCTACGCCGACAATAACATCTTGTAGACCAAATGCTACACTAATAGGGTTTTCTGCACCTTGATAGATAACAATGTTGTGTTTACAGAAGATGATTAGGAAGTTGTTATGGGCTGCAATAGCCTCAATGTCATCCGCATTATCTGGAAGAATAGAGGCAATATTTAAGAAGCCACTAGAACCACCATTGAAGGCAGGAAAATCACTGTCAGCAATATCTGTTGACCAGTAGATGTAATTTTTGTCGTGAACCCAGTAACGTCCCCAAGCAGCGATAACACCACTAGGATATGCCACTCCAAAGTTCTGAGATAGCCCTGTAGCGTCTGTAATCGTCTTGGCTAGGGGTGACCCTGCCTCACTGTAAACTATAGGCTCATGATCCGATTGAACCAACAAGGCAGTGTCATTCAGTGAAGCACCATTCCAATCGTTAGCTGTAATCGTGTAGAGAGCAGGAGTAATGTCTGTTAAGGCAGCACCAACACCGCCAGCAAACAATTTGTTATTACCAGCAGAGATAACCTCTGTACTATCATCAGCGTTAACATGCTCCATCATGAAGCGCACAGATTCACCAGCAAGGGCAGAAGAACCTGAAGTGGTCTGCATTACCCAACCCTTACGAGCACCTAGGCGACCATACTTGTCAATAACAACATTATCTGTTAACTGAGCAAAGTTAGGGGAGATAGT